TTACATGTTTAGTATAACCTTCTTCTCCACTACCTAATTGATTTGGTGTGTAGTCGTAGCACATCAAACTGTTCCAATTACCAATGCTGTAATCTTCTTTTACTAATTTAAGACAACCATTCGTACTCATTACTGCGGCAGTATACGAGTCGTTATGCCACTCCCATGAAAAACCAAAGTCCATTCTTATGTTACAACCAGTGTCATCACCAAATTGACCATTGTAACAACCTGTCACACCAGTCAGATCACTACGAGTCAAATCATACAAACCTCCGTAGTCTCCAGTCACTGAGTAAATGGTATTGGTACCGTCAGCATTCGACTCATCATAGTTAGGAGGATTGTATTGTGCTACCGCAAACATGGGTAGCATCAATAGTAATGATATTATTTTGAATCGTGCCATTCTGCCTCACAACTCTTAGTAGATTTACGTCTTCCTTTAAAGTCAGGTCTAGTACATTTTTCTAAGTAAGCGGCTTCATCAGCAGTCACATTTGATATTTGGTCAACTTCAATTTTGTTAGAACTAAACACACCTAAGATTTTACTCTTAACGCCTTTCTTTTGATCAGGTCTTTTCTGTTCATTCTCTTCCCATCGATCAGAAGCGGCTGGTCCAATTGCACCCATGTACGGACACGGTGTGCCTGCCATTTCCATTGCTTGAAACACTCTAGGATCCTGACACATTAATGATACTGCGGCTACTTTCATACCCATATCATATATTGTTTTAGACAATTTGATTCTTTCACAGTTCATGTCTCTAACAGACTTACCACCTGACAAACCGAACACTTGACCCTGAAACGCTCCAGACACACCTGTTGTACATAAGTCTTGTGAGTAACTAGACCCTATGCTTGGTGCAATCGCACTAGCAGGTGGTGCCTTAGTTGTGATCTCTTGTTTAATAGTTTGATCAGTTTTGTTTATGTTGGTGTTGTTATTGGTATTAGTGTTCTCATTTTTGTTTTCAGACTTGTTGTTAGTCGTTACATTAGAATCACTCGTACTGGTCGAAGTGTTGTTATTGTTGTTGGTATTGTTCGAGGTCGAATTGTTATTGTTGTTATTTGTATTCGTATTATCCGAAGTCGAATTACTTGTACTATTAACGTTCTGGTTAACATTAGAGTTGTTATTGTTCGTATTCGTATTGTTGGAAGTACTATTTACGTTAGAATTGTTGTTATTAGTGTTGGTGTTGTTACTAGTTGTGTTATTGGTATTAGTATTGTTATTCGTGTTATTATTAGTATTGGTACTGGTGTTGTTATTAGTATTCGTACTAGTAGAAGTATTGTTGTTATTATTGTTATTGTTATTGGTATTGGTACTAGTAGAGGTGTTATTGTTGGTATTACTGTTGTTATTAGTATTGGTCGAAGTACTAGTATTGGTATTGTTATTAGTGTTACTATTAGTGTTATTATTAGTATTGGTATTGGTACTGGTGTTGTTATTAGTATTGTTGTTCGTGTTAGTATTGGTATTATTGTTGGTATTGTTGTTGGTATTGTTGTTGGTATTAGTATTCGTATTAGTATTCGTGTTAGTATTGGTGTTGTTATTGGTGTTATTATTGGTATTGGTATTGGTACTAGTATTAGTGTTAGTTGAGGTGTTGGTGTTAGTATTGGTATTAGTCGAAGTGTTATTGTTCGTGTTTGTGGTAGTACTAGTTGAAGTACTAGCCTCACAATTCTCTGTTCCTGCTGTACAGGTTCCAGTGGCTTGAGCAAAAATGTTTTGACTATACACTCCTGCAATAAATATTATAGCAAATGCAATCTTTGACTGCTTAAAGTGTTTTAAAAACATGGTAAAGTTTTCCTTAAGTTATTAGGTTATGGTTAGCACTAGTATTTATTGCTTAGGGATATAAATTGACTATTAGTCAGTCTATGGGTCCTAGGTTGCATTTGCTCTTTTAAGTTTTTATTCTTTTGGGTACATTAGTGATAAATACTTATTGACATAGGAAGATATTAGTGTATAATAGATTCATGTGTCAAAAATTGTTTTTAACAAAAACTACACTAGTGAGACTTCGGTCTTGCGACAACTAAACGAAAGCTAAAATTAAAGCACATTATAGGAGAAACAATATGGCAAGTCTAGCTGACATCCGTGCCCGTCTCGCGGCACAAGAAAATAAATCGACAGGTAATAATTACCCACAATCTGATGGAGCGATCTATCCGCATTGGAAAATGGACGAAGGTGCATTAGCATCTATGCGTTTCTTGCCCGATGCTGATACAGGGAACTCTTTCTTTTGGATTGAAAGACAAGTCATCAAACTACCATTCAATGGTGTTAAAGGTGATATAAACTCAAAACAAGTAACTGTTCAAGTTCCTTGCGTAGAGATGTTTGGGGAAAATTGTCCTGTACTAGCGGAAGTTCGTCCTTGGTACAAAGACGAAACTCTAAAAGAAATGGCTAACAAATACTGGAAGAAGAGAAGTTATCTCTTTCAAGGCTTTGTACGTCAAAACCCTATCGGTGAAGATGAAACACCTGCGAACCCAATTCGTAGATTTGTTATCTCTCCACAAATCTTTACTCTTATCAAAGCATCATTGATGGATCCAGAAATGGAAGAGTTACCAACTGATTACGTTCGTGGACTTGATTTCAACATTAAGAAAACGACTAAAGGTCAGTATGCTGATTACTCAACATCAAATTGGTCACGTAAAGAATCTGCATTGACTGAAGTAGAACAAGCGGCTATTGAAGCAAATGGTCTATTCAATCTAGCAGACTTCTTACCTAAGAAGCCAAGTGAAGCAGAACTCAGGGTCATCAAAGAAATGTTCGAAGCATCAGTAGATGGTCGTCCATACGATGTTGACAAATGGGGTGCATACTATCGTCCATACGGTATTCAAGCACCAGCGAGTGCGTCACAAGAAACTGCTCCAGCAGAGTCTGTAGCGACACCAGCACCAGCACCAGCGGCACCTGCTCCCGTAGCAGAAGCGGCACCTGAGGCAACTCCTGCTCCCGTAGCAGAAGCGGCATCTACAGATACATCTAGCGATAAAGCACAAGACATTCTAGCAATGATTCGTGCAAGACAAAGCAATAGCTAGTAGATCGACAACGGGAGAGTGAAATATCTCTCCCAACTTTGATAGGAGATTTATATGACCATACCAACTGAGAGGTATAGAGCCCTCAAACAAGGTACTAAATTATTAGAAGAACTATGTGACCCTGGCAAAACGCCTAGGGTTCCCAGTCTCATTAGAGACAGGGCAAGAAGCATATTAAGGCATTTTCCACACGATTTAGAAATTGACGAAATCGCAGAAAGTTGCCCAGATATAGTTGACAAACCTTCTAATTCTGATAGAATCATTAACAAACAATCAATACGATAGGAGTATATTTTGGCTAAACCATTTGACGTGTCTAAATTTAGAAAAGACATAACAAAATCCATTGACGGCTTGTCAATAGGATTCAATGACCCAACGGATTGGGTTAGTACTGGTTCATTTGCATTGAACTATCTTATCAGCGGAGACTTTAATAAAGGAGTCCCTCTAGGTAAGGTAACCGTTTTTGCAGGAGAATCAGGAGCAGGCAAATCTTATTTTGCCGCAGGCAACATTGTTAAATCAGCACAAGATCAGGGTATCTTTGTAGTCTTAATTGACACAGAGAATGCACTTGATGAAGCATGGTTACATGCACTTGGTGTGGACACTTCAGAAGAAAAACTTCTTAAGTTAAGCATGAGTATGATTGATGATGTAGCAAAAACAATATCAACCTTTATGAAAGATTATAAAGCAATGGAAGACGGTGAACGTCCTAAAGTGTTATTTGTAATTGACTCATTAGGTATGATGTTGACACCAACCGATGTCGATCAATTCGACAAAGGTGACATGAAAGGTGACATGGGTCGTAAGCCCAAGGCACTGACATCATTAGTCAGAAACTCTGTTAACATGTTCGGAAGTTATAACGTTGGACTTGTTGCAACTAATCATACATATGCATCACAAGATATGTTTGACCCAGATGATAAAATATCAGGTGGTCAAGGCTTTATCTATGCATCAAGTATTGTTGTTGCTATGAAGAAGATGAAACTAAAAGAAGATGCGGCAGGGAATAAAATCTCTGAAGTAAGAGGTATTCGTGCAGGC